GTGATCACGCACACATCGCCCCATTCACTGCCCTCAGGCAGGCGCTCCACCATCCCGCTTTCACCCCAGGCGCGGTAGTCATCGCTGTCCACCGCAGTGCCGTCCTCAGTGATCGAAACCACGGAGGAAAAAGCGACCTTCACAAAAATATGCTCGCCGTTCCCTTGCACGGTTTCAACGATCTCGATGTTTCCGGTTTCGTCCTGGGCAGTTCCGATCTTGTTGGTGATCATCGCTTCGACCCTGGCGATCACGGCTTCCAACTCCGTGTCGTCCAAAGAGGTTTTTACAAAAACGCGGCATTCGGCAGTGGTCAGCAAATTGGTCATGGGCTATTCCTCGTCTTCCACATCAAGACCGAGGGTCGGATGAGGCACAACCTCTCCTGATCTCGATTTGTTCTGATCCGGTTTTTTGGATTTATCAGAATCAGGATGTTTGGCTTTATCCTCCGAAAGTTTTTGGGATTTTTCGTCCATTTTCGCTCCCTCGAATTTTTCGATCACCGGTTTTTCCGGCAGCTCATCTCCGGGCATGGCAATCAGCGCTCTTGCACGCACATCACCATCCAGCACGATCTTTCCACGTTCCGTTCTCCATAACTTTTTATCGCTAGTCCACATAACAACCTCCTGTAGGGGGCACGGCACGCCGTGCCCGTTCATTTTGCGTTTTTCTTGAAAGATTAAGTACCAATGGCGATCCAGCTCACATTCCCGAACGGAGTTGTGGCAGGAATCGGAGTGGCATCATCGACAGCTGTGGGTTTCCAGCTTTTGATCCTCAGAGACCCGGCTACGGGAGCGTCTGTTTGATTTCCGGGTGTCGCGCTTGAAAACATGTGGGTCATGCTCGGATCGCCGGTCATCGTCACAATTCCAGAAACCACGGTCGCCAACCCGGTCACGATATCCTGAGAATCCGCTGTGATCGTGGCCACACCACGTGCGATCTTGTAACCTGCAGCCACGCCTTGAGTAAGTAAATTGATCTGTTCAGCCGTTGGAACAACGGATGTCCCCGCTCCAGAACCCAGTTTCAGATCCGCAATAGCCAAAACATCCACATTCTTGTTGGCACCAACCACCACTGCCTTGCTGGCAGTCACGGTTCCAGCCTCAACCCCATCCAAGAATTCCAATTCCGTCGCTGATAAAACATCCGTCGGGATGAAGTTCTGCCACACAGGGGCGGCTGCCGTGCCAGTGTTGATGTAAAGCACACCGTTGGTCACATCGATCAACAGCGCGCCTTTCAGCGCACCCAGGCAGGTTGCGGTTACACCCGGCGTTCCCTCCGCCACGGTCAATGTCACCGCGTCCTCCGCAGCGTCCAGTACCGTGTTGCTCACCACCGTGATCAGTTCTTGTGCCCGCTTCGCCACGTTCGCACCGCTGAACGTGATCGTGTAAACTCCTGTTCCGCCATCCAGTGCAACAGCTACGCCGCTCGTTCCGATCGTTGGAAGCAAGTTCAAAGCCGTCTGCATGGCATTGGCTGAAACGTTATAAGCCAGCGCTGTGGTTTCGAAACCTTCAAACTTCAGCTTAAAAGTTCCGCTCGCAGGTACTGCTGAGGGCGTGATCGTCTGCACCTCGTTCGTTCCATCCACCGGCGTCCCTGCATTTGCATAGGGACCTAACGCGCCTTCAATTTGAGCCATAAAAACCTCCAGATAGTTCTTTATCAATCATTCGTGGGGGCGCAATTCAATTTCGTACGCCCCCCAAAATTTCAAGTCGGGCTTAATTCATCCCGGTGACTGTGCACAATCCTGCCGGACGGAACACCACGAGCGCCAGCCGTTCGTCCGCGCGGATGGCCAGTTGACCTTTGATGAAGTAATCGCTATGGCTGTTGCTTACCTGGATCGTGATCTTTTTCTTGCGGAAGATCTGCGTGGCCATGTCGAAAGCTCCCACAAGGGAAGTGTTCAAGGTCATCGATGTGGTTTTCACCACTGGAAGACCCCAAATACGTTCAGGACCAGCTTCATTGGGTGGACCCCAAAGATAAACGCCTCCATCCGTTGACTTTAACAGCCTGATTGTTTGCCAGTTGGTTGGGTGCATCACGATCCCGCTTGCACTCAAGAAACTGTTGATTTGGATCAAGGTCATCGCTTTGTAGATCGCATCCGGAGAAGGATCGCTTCCGCGTGCCTGCGTTTGAATACCAACGGTATTCATCAAGCCGCGCAAATTCGGAGGAGTGCCGTTCCCGCCAAGAACGTCGGTTTCTTCTTTCATCCGGATGAAAAGATTCAAGCGGTTATCGATGATTGACTGCATCATCGGCACGTCTTCCAGCGCTTCATCCGTGATGGGTAAGAATGTGGCAATTTTCTGCACCGGGCTTGATTTCTGAGTGAAAGCCAGCGCGGATTCAGGATAGTCGCCCTTCTCAGCGACACCGGCTGCCGCATTGGTCTGTGTGGTTTCTTCCATGTAGGGGATCGCGTTCTGATCTGTGGTCCCTTGCGGAATCAGGTCAACCACCATCGGACGCTCCGCAGCATAATCAACGAGTTTTCCAATGCGGATTGCCTGGGGCGCGTAGCCGGTTGAAGTGTCAAACACGGTCTTCCGCTCGAACAAACCCTTGGCGTCCAATTCACACGCGGGGCCAATTCCTGATCCTTTTTCATAGCCGGTGATGGCTTTGCTCTCCATGATCCGCTGTCCAATGGTCTTGCCATCGTCCTGTTCGCTTACAGGCTGACCTTTGCGTCCCTTTTGCCATTGCATTGGTTCCTGGCGAGATCCAGCGTCATCAAGGATCTTCTGGACATTTTCCGCAATGACGGCCTTTGACTTAAGCTCCTCGACTTCCTTGCTCAGATCGGTGAGCTCATCGTTCATTGGTTTGATGCTCTTTGCCACGTCCTCCGGCATATCAAGGTCCGGATATTTTTCAAAAATATCATGCAAAGCCTTTGCTTTTGCTTCGAATTCTTCTTGCTTTTCTTGTAATTTGGTAGGCATATCAATTACCCTTTCCCACTTCGTTTTGAAGTGATCTGAAATGTTGGAATCGTAAAAATTCTTTTTGAACATCAATCGGATTTGGCTCTTCATGAACGATGGATTTCTCCAGCTCCTCCGCCGCATCCCTCAATTGCTTGGCCAGCTCTTTCACCTCAGCCATCCGCTCAGCGCTCAGACCTCTTCCTTCCCCTTCCCGCAACCCTTTGACGGAGCGCACGCGCTCCCCCAACAAGTCCACGGCCTCAAGGATGGCTTTGATCTGTGCATCCAGCGTCTGACGACCTTTGATCGCCAGCGTCCTCGTTCCAATACCGGCGCCCTTCAGCACCGGAGAAACTTCGTAAACTTCCGTCTCCACCAGGTGACGGATCGTCCGCTCGTCAACATTTTCCCAGGTTGATTTCACCGTGTGGAATCCCCAGCTCCACTCCTGCAGGTTTTCCATGGCTTTTACCGTTTTATAAGCTTCCATTCCCGCTTCGGTCTCCATGAAGAAAGCACCATCAAAAATGGCCTCGCTCGCTGTGGTGGTGATCACGCCCTTCCCAACCGGTTGGCTCCAATCATGGCTCCAGACCATGGCCACTTCCTGACCACTCTTGAAGGCAGTGGATTCAACGATATCCCCATCGTGATCTTCAACGCCAAAAGTGGCAATCGATGCGCTCACCTTGCCAGCCTCATCCACTTTGACATGGATCGTTTTCAATTCAAATTCCGGGTTTTCTTTTTTGGTCTTATTCATTACTCAACTCCGATCCGGGGACGCATCCCCAAAATATGGCACCGCGCACCTGGTACAGTTCGGATGTTCCAATCGATTGGATTCAAAGAACTCAACCGTCCAGATTTGACCGTTTGCTATCTGACACGGTTCATCGTCATCCGTATCACCGTTGTCCAAAATTTCAACCAACTTCACCCCGTTGACCTTATAACGTTCGGCAGTCACCGCGTTTTGCGCGTTGCCCAATTCAGTTCTGGCAATTGTGGTGCTTCTCCCCTTGTAGGTTTCGTCCACAATCGCCTGTATTCCCGCCTGGTTCTCATCCCCCTTCACCAATTGTTGGATCGACCAGCCGTTCTCATTGCCATACTTCAGCGCGTCTTGCAGCGCACTGCGGGTCGTGTCCACAATATCCTTGATATCTCCACCGGCAGTCGAAAGCATTTTTGTGATCGCCGGATCAGTTAAATCAAACGCGATATCCACCCCCACCGACAGATTGATCGTTTCCCAGCTTGCCTCAGCGATGGACACGAACCATCGCTTTAGCAACTTATTGAGTTCGTCCGCGTCTTTTTTGGTCAACAAATCATCAATCTCCGGCAGATCATCCTTGACGGTTTTTGCATCCCCTGTAGGGGCAAGGCGTGCCTTGCCCTCCCTTTGCCCGTTCAATTCTTTCAACGCCTTTCCCGCCCGACTGATCACCCGATCCGACAAACTGGAGAAATACCCATCCATATCCTTGCTCATACTTGGCCACATCGAAGCCCTGATCCGCTGCAACGCCCGGCCGTATACCGCTAAAGTCTTTAATTCCTTTTTTTCTGCACTTCTTTGCGTACTTTGCGCCTTTGCGAGAGACGCCTTTCCTGTTTGTCCATCAATCGCTTCGTTCGGGTTACTCGGCTTACTCCCCGCCGGTTCCCACCCATAAATCATGGAAGTCCG